GACAAGCTCATAGCCAAAGCTCAAGAGATCGGTTTAGCTGGGATTGCGATCACAGATCACGAAGCATTGTGTTCTCATATCCAGGTCAATATGATTGCAAAGAAGCTTCGTGAAGAAAAGCCGGATTTTAAAATAGCATTAGGTAATGAAATATATTTAACGGATACCAGAGAATCTGGTATCCGCTATTATCATTTTATTCTCATAGCTAAAGATGCTCAGGGTCATCGCCAGCTTCGAGAACTTTCAACTCGAGCCTGGTTAAATTCTTATTGGGATAGAGGTCTTGAGCGTGTTCCTACATTAAAGACTGACCTTGAAAAAATTGTAGGGGCTAACCCAGGTCATCTCATAGCGACGACAGCCTGTATTGGTGGTGAATTAAGTGCAACAATTCTTGAATTAGAGAAAGCACGACAGATTGGAGATCAAGAGGGGTCATTAAAGTATAAGCAAAAAATAATTGATTTTGTACTTTGGTGCAAAGATGTTTTTGGAGATGATTTTTATTTTGAAGTGGCACCAGGTGCCTCCCGCGATCAGATTATTGTAAATAAGAAAATAATTGAACTTTCTGTTGTTTTTGATGTTAGTGTAGTAATTGGTAGTGATGCACATTACTTAACAAAAGAAGATAGATATGTTCATGAAGCATATCTTAATAGTAAAGGCGGAGAGCGGGAGACTGCACAGTTTTATGAGTATGCGTATCTTCAGACAGAAGATGATATAATAAAGAATTTAACTCCATCTATTGTTGATAATTATGAACAAATGTGCAAAAATAGTATGGAGATATATAATAAAATAGAATTTTATGATTTAACCCATCCACAAGTTATTCCTAGTGTAGAAGTTAAAGATTATCCTAAAAAGAATTGGTTTGAAACTGGAGATAATCCAGATCATCCTGATTATCCAATATTAAGTAGCATGTTTAGATCTGATGATAAATATGAAAGATATTGGGCATTTGAATGTTTAAATAAATTAAAAGAAAAAAATTTGTGTAATGAACAATATCTTTCTCGACTGGAAGAAGAAGCAGATATAAAGAAAACAATAGGAGAGAAATTAGGAACTAATATGTTTTCTTATCCTATCACACTTCAGCATTATATTAATATGTTTTGGGAATTAGGTAGTATGGTAGGTGCGGGACGTGGTTCAAGTTGTTCTGGTTTGAATCATTATCTTCTTGGAATTACACAGTTGGATCCTATAAAATGGAATTTACCCTTTTGGCGCTACCTTAATAAAGACAGAACTGAGCTTGGTGATATTGATTTAGATTTATGTCCCTCTAAGCGCTCGCTTATCATTCAGAAAATAAAAGAAGAAAGAGGTCAGCATTTTGCTAACTACATCGACGAATTATCAAGAAAAAATCTTGGATGCACATTGGTTGCCACTTTTGGAACTGAAACAACAAAGTCAACCATTCAGACGGCATGCAGAGGATATCGTAGTGAAGAGTATCCCAATGGAATCGACAACGATGTCGCCCAATATCTTTCAAGTCTTATTCCTAGTGAAAGAGGATTTTTGTGGACATTAAATGAAGTAATAAATGGAAATAAAGAAAAAGATAGACAACCAGTAGATACTTTTATTAGAGAAGTAAATAATTATCCTGGACTTCTTGAAATAATGCAAGGTATTGAGGGTCTTATTAGTCGCCGCGGAAGTCATGCATCTGGTGTTATTATGTTTGATGAAGATCCATATGAGTTTGGTTGTTTTATGAGAACTCCAAGCGGAGATGTTATAACTCAGTATGATTTGCATATGGCGGAAGCTGCGGGTATGACAAAATATGATTTTCTCTTAACTGAAGTACAGGATAAAATAACACAATGTATTAAGTTCTTACAAGAGAATGGTGAAATAGAAGATAATTTATCTTTAAGAGAAGTATATGATAAATATTTTCATCCCGATGTTTTGGACATAGAAGATAAAGAAGTATGGAAAAATATTCAAGAAGGAAATATTTTGAATATCTTTCAGTTTGATAGTGATATAGGAAGTCAAGCAGCAAAGAAGATTAAACCTAGTAGTATGCTTGAGTTGGCGGATGCTAATGGTTTGATGCGTCTTATGACCTCAGAAAAAGGTGCGGAAACACCAATGGAAAAGTATATAAGATTTAAAAATGATTTAAGTCTTTGGTATGATGAAATGGCAATAGCCGGACTTTCTTCAGATGAAGAAAAAGTACTTGAGCCATATTTTAAAAAATCTTATGGTGTTCCACCTAGTCAAGAGCAAATGATGCAGATGTTAATGGATGAAAATATTTGCGGATTTAGCTTGAAGGACGCAAATGCCGCAAGAAAAATTGTCGGTAAAAAGCAGATGTCAAAGATACCAGAACTTAAAAAACAAGTACTTGAACAAGCTAAGTCCGCAGAGTTAGGTAAGTACGTTTGGGAGTGCGGTATTGGTCCGCAAATGGGTTATTCTTTCAGTATTATACATGCCCTTGCGTACTCATTTATAGGTTATCAAACCGCATATTTGGCAACTCATTGGAATCCTATATATTGGGATACTGCTTGTTTAGTTGTAAACAGTGGAAGTCTTGAAGAAGATGAAGAATATGAATTAGATGATGAAGATACTATAAAGAAAAAAGAAAAAGGTACTAATTATGAAAAACTTGCTAAAGCTATTGGTGAAATAGTGGCTGCGGGAATTGAAGTATCTTTAGTAAATATAAATACATCTGATTATGGTTTTGAGCCGGATATTGAAAATAATCGTATCTTATATGGTCTTAAAGCATTAAGTAACATCAATGCGGAAACAATAGAAAAGATAAAGGGCGGAAGACCATATGATGGAATTAAGGATTTTATGATAAGATGTCCTTTGACAAAGACAGCCATGATTAATCTTATTAAAGCTGGAGCATTTGATGAGGTAGAAACGACATTAGCTAATAGAAAAGAAATAATGGCATATTATATCTTGAAAATTAGTGAGCCGAAGTCAAAGTTAAATCTTATAAATTGGAGTGGTTTGGTATCTCATGGTATAGTACCGAAGGAATTAGAACTTCAAATAAGAGTTTATAACTTTAATAAGTATATAAAAAATATAAATAAAAATGCTACAACATTTATATTAAATGATGATTGTATTCAATTTTTAGAGAAGTTCCTTCCAGAAGTTATGGATAATGTAATTTTTAATAATAATAAATATAGTATTAATAATAAAGTTTGGGATAAAATATATCAATCATTAATGAATCCCGCAAGAGATTGGTTAAAGGATAATCAAGAGACAGTATTAAAAGCATATAATACAGTATTATTTAAAGAAATATGGGATAAATATGCAACAGGTAATACATCTTCTTGGGAAATGGCTTCATTATGTTATTATCATGGAGACCACGAATTAAAAAATGTGGATGTTTATAAATATAATTTAGCTGATTTTAATGAATTACAATCTTGTGAAGTTGAGTCTTATTTTAAACGCGGAGGCGTAAAGATACCTTTGTATAAATTATATAGAATTGCTGGAACTGTTATATCTAAAAATGATAACAGACATACAATAAGTTTACTTACAACAACGGGAGTGGTTCCAGTCAAGTTCTCAAAAGATTATTATGCAATGTTCAAACGCCAGATTAGTCAGGTACAAGCCGACGGCTCAAAAAAAGTAATTGAAAAATCGTGGTTTAAACGCGGGACTATGTTGATGATAACAGGATATAGACGAGATGATCAGTTCGTAGCCAAGACCTATAGTAGCACGCAATCTCATCAACTTTATAAAATTATTTCTGTTCAAGGAGATAGTATCACACTCCAACATGAGCGAATGACTTCCGAAGGAAGTTACGAAGAAGATTATGAAGAATGAGCGGGATCCAGGTCTGAGATCTCAGACCCGGGTCTCCGCTTAAGGAGGATAATAAAATGGCTGATATAAGATATAGTGTTTATAGAGATAATGAATATATAATGGTTCCTCCCATTGATGAATTATGTTTAGCATTAAAAGAAAAATTTCTTGGGCAGGAAGAAAAGATAGAATATTTGAAAGAAGAAATTAAAAATCTTAAAGATGAACATTGGAAAGATAATGAACTTCAATCAATGAAAGAACAATATAATAAAATGAGAAAAGATTATTACCGCGGTTTTCCTATTTCAGAAGAAGAATCAGAAAAAATTAATGCTTGGATTATGAAGCATGAAAAAGAAAAACATTTACGTTCAGAAAATGATTTTCCGCGTGGTGGAGCAATAGGTGGAAGCTATACATATCATTTTACTCCTACAAGCATAGGAGTATTTGGTTCAATACAATGTAGTTGTGGTGAAAAATTTACATTTCAGGAGGAAGCATAATGGTAACAGATAAAGTAGATATACCAGATAAAGTAGAAAAGATAGAGCGTGTAGACCATCCCGCACATTATACAAGTGGTGGTATGGAAGTAATAGATATAATAGAGGCATTTAATCTTTCCTTTTGTTCCGGTAATGCAATAAAGTATATACTTCGCTCTGGAGCAAAGCTTGATTTTGAGGGTCAAGATCCTAAAGCTAAGGCAGTAGAGGATCTCCGCAAAGCAGCTTGGTATATCAACCGCCGCATTATGGAAATTGAAGAGGGCAAATGTGATTAATTTATTTAAAATAAAAGTAATATATATTTACAGGAATCCTTAAAATATTGATAACTAGGAGGTATGTAAAATGTTTTATATTATAAAAAGAGATGGAATTAAAGAGGAATTTAATCCAGAAAAAATCAAATCTGCGGTATTAAAAGCTTTTAAAGCAGTAGATGGAGAAATAACTTCATATGCAGAAGAAAAAGCAGATAATATTGCTCAGTATATTGAAGGATATATGGAAGGAATTCCCAATGAACTTACCATCGATGATATTCAAACTTTAGTAGAACATGGCCTTATGAGTTGCAAGAGAAAAGACGTTGCAACTGCATACATAGAATATCGTCATGATAGAGATAAAGAGCGAAAATGGAATAATCATATGATGTCGGTTATTAAAGAAAAACTCCAAGCTAGTAACGTACAGAACCAGAATGCGAATGTTGATGAACATAGCTTTGGTGGACGTAAGGGTGAAGCTGATGCAGTTCTTATGAAAGAGTTTGCTCTTGATAACTGTATGTCAGAGAAATCAAAAGCTAGGCATATGAACA